AGGCGTCTGCATTGATGACCCAGCGATGCCGTGCAGCAGCGGCGCCTGCGGAGGTGACGAGCTTCAGCGCGATCGCGTCCGTCGCGCCGATGGTTGCACTACCCGACAGCACCACCTGAAATGACGCTGCGCCTGAAATAGTCCCCGTGACTGTGGTGTCCACGCCATTGACGCGCAGCGTGTAGGTGAAGCTCTGCCCGGCCCCTGGCGCCGTATCGACCTGGACGATGATCTGATTCGCGACCACTGGTCGTCCGAGCACAAGCTGCGAATCGCCCTCTCCCGCATTGGCCCCGGCAAGCGCGAGGTAGCGGGTCAGGCCCGCCGCCACCGTGCCGGCGCTGTTGCCAGCAATCATTCCCCCGCGCTCTTGATTCGTGCCCGCACTCTGGACCGGGAGGTTGTCGCGGATCACGAAGCTGAGCGACGAACTGCCATTGGAGATCGGCACCTTGCCCGTGCCAGGATTGCTCAGGTCGTTGCCGATGATGCGAAAGCGCTGCGACGTGCCTGCATCGATGTGCACGCCATCCGACTGCTCGCTGGCCAGTCCCGAAGCGAAGTTGCCGATTCGGCATCCGACGACAGCCCAATCGTTGACGTTGGCATCCACATGCACACCGTCATAGGTCAGCGTCGTCAGTTTCGAGTTGCGCGCGATTTCGGCATTGGCGATCTCGATGTTCTTCCCGCCCTGAATGTGGACGCCGTGCTTGCCGTTCTCTCGAGCGCGACCCGTCCAGCGGACGCTGTCAACGTTTGCGCCCTTGATCACGAGGCCCGAACCGTTGGTCGAGAAGGCGTTCCAGTCCTCCGTCATGCCGATGGACGCCACGCTCCCCAGAGACCCGTCGATCACCGTGCCGTCATTGGTCGCGGTGTCGCTCAGCACGTTGACGAAGAACTGATAGGCGACCTGCTTGCCCGCTGGTGGCGCGATGGAGCGATTGGTCGCGAAGCTCGTGATGTCGATGAAGCCCCAGTAGTCGCCGCCGCTTTCCTCGACGCTGATGCCGATGTGAGTCGTGCCCGCGCCGGTGTAGCCGAAATTGCTGATCTTGCCGTTCTGGTACGAGCTGCCGGCGCCGGCCGATCCGCTGGTGGCCTGCGGCACGCGGATGCCGTAGTTCTTGCAGTACAAGATCTGGAAGTTCGTCAGCCGCAGGNNAGAAGCTGCCGTCGTTGCTGATGCCGGTCGCGAAGCACCGCACGTCGACGTTGTCGATCTGGAAATTGCCGTTCGCACCGCGCACCTTGATGCCGGTGCCTGTCGAGCCGTCGCCCGTGTTGGCCGCCGACGAGCCGGCGATGATCGAGAGCCCGCGGATGCTGCCCGCAGTCACGAAGGTCGGGTGAGAGGACACGATGCCGTCGCCCGCGGCATTGTTGACGAGCATGACCGTCGCACCCGGGCCCTCGCCCACGATGTGGATGACCTTGCCCGCAGTGACGGTGATGCCGCTGTCACAGCGGAACGTGCCGCGGGGCAACTCGAGCACACCGCCGCCAGCCGCCTCCAGAAATGCGCGCGCCGCAGAGATCGCCGCGCTGTCGTCGGTGACGCCGTCGAACTTCGCTGACCAGGGGAAGGACTTCGGGTTGACGCGCCGGTTCAGGATCTCCCAGCCGATCGTGCCGACGGTGTAGTTCAGGGAAGCATTGAAAGCAATCTGCCCCGCTGCCTTTGCGGCATTGTTTGACGTCGCAAGATCGATGGCGAGCGCGGCCGCACTGCTTGCATCGACACCGGCGATCAAGAGCGGATTGCCAGAAGAGTCGAAAGCAAGAACGCGGTTCGCGCGCGCCGCCGCGTCCCCAAGGGCCGGCACCGTCTCGCCGAGGGGTACGCGAATCGATGATGGCACGCCTTTGGAGCCATAGACGAACTCCTGAAGCGCCAGCCACGTGCGGTCGATGTCGAGATCGAGCGTGTCGGCGCGGAGATCGCCGTTGTTCTGGTAGTCCGTCGAACGTGACAAGGCGCTCGAGCGGAAGACCGTAATGACCGTGCCGTTGGCTGGGGCCGAAAGAAACGTAATGCTGCCGCTTGAGGAGCCAACACCTGCAATGGTGTAGTGCACACCAAGCGTGTAGGTCGTGATAACTCCGGCGAGCTTTCCCTGCGCGACGAGATCTCCCGCCTGCAGCACCGTGAAGGCATAGGGGAAGACCGTCGTGATTCCGTTCGCGACGGCACTGGTGATCGGGGTTTCGACAACGACTGTCATGGCGCCTCGCGGTAGAGTCCGCGGGCGCCGGGCGGTCAGCTTTCCAGCTCGACCTCGTGCATGCTCCCGCTCGGGCGCCAATCCTCGTCCGGCTTCCCGGGCGGGTTCCAGCCCGAGTCTCCTTCACCCAGATCGCGCCCGATGCGCTCGGGCGTCTCGGTCAGGGCGCCGGCCAGCGAGTCCAGGTGGTCATCGGGCTGGTTCGTGACGACGGGGTTCCAGTCGCGCATCTGGTTCCAAGCTGGCCCATCGGTGACGCTGCGGTGTGCCCACAGCTGGCGCGAGCTCAGCGGAGATTCCAGCGCGTCGAGGATGCGCCGGTTCTTGTTCGACGTCTCGTGCTTCTCGGTTACACCGCATCGGTAGCGCGCCTGCTTGAAAGCGGCCTTCAGGTAAGCGGGTGCAAACGTGCCGGCACCGTTCGTCTCGACCACGACGCGCTTGAGCGCCAGCTTCTTGACGATCTCGACGATCTCCAAGACCTGGCCGCCAACGATCTTCTCCCCACGCCCATCCGTTTCCGCGACCTGGCCGCGCAGGGTAAGCGCACGATGCCAGTAGCGCCGGCCCTGTTCGTCCTGGAGCACGATCGCGAACGACGAGACATCGCTATTGAGCTTGCCGCTGGAGGGGTCCCATTTGCACGAGGCCGAGACGATGCGCACGCCGCCGAGCCACATCGCCAGCTCGCCGTTCGCGCGCTTGAGCGCGGGCTCGACTTCGTAGACGCGAAGCTTCTCCGGATCAAGTCGAATCTCGTGCAGCGGGCGGCTGCGCAGCTGGTACTGGCTGTCCCACTCGTTGATGGTCTTGCACTTCTTGCGGCGCATCTCCATCTCGGCCGGCGTGAAGCGCTCGGGCCATGCGCTGCCGCTGTAGCAGTCGATCAGCGCACCAGGCGGCGACGGGAAGATGATCGTCTGCCCTTCGAGCCTGTAGTCCGCGCCGGCGCGCAAGAGCTTCGCGTGCTTCCCGATGCCGGAGAAGACCATCTCCGGCACGAACGACAGAGCGTAGCTCGTCGCCTTCGCGTCCTCGACGCGCTGCTCCTTCTCGAACATCGGGATCGTCAGACAGTCGGCACCCATGCTCTGCATCTCGTCGTAGAGGCTGTCGTGCGTGTGCGGCGTGCCGACAAAGAGCTGCCGCGCGCCGGGCACCATGCAGTGGGTCTGCTCGCCGAGCCGGTAGCGCATCTTCTCGCGCGCCTCGGGGTTCTGGATGTTGCGCGGTACCTCGACGTCATCGTTCTGCGCTTCGTCGCAGCGAGAACTCGTGATGTTGGAGGTGATGCCTGCGGCCTGCATCGACGGGTTGCGCTCGTCCACCGCGCCCGGCACCCACCAGAACGATGCCTCGCCGCGCATCGCCTGGAATTGCGCACGGGTCAGCGGATGCCGGCGCAGCACCGCCTTGGTGTCGCGGCTGGTTTTGTGCGCCGTCTTGTCCTGGTCGCCTTGATGCAGGATGCGATAGGTTGGATCCCGGTAGTAGCGCCATGCGTTGTAGACGGCCAGCAGCGTGGATTTGGCGAAGCCGCGGAAGCAGCGCATCACCGCCAGCGTGCCGCGATGCTCGAGCCAGTTGCAGGCCCTGATGTGGACGTCCGGCACTTCCCAGCGCTGGACTTCCGCCCACATCAGGAAGAAGGCCAGGAACGAGATGTCACGCGCGCCCACGCTGCTTTTCGTTCACCCGCTTGAGCAATTCCTTGGCCTGCTTCTCGTAGCGCGCCACGTCCGCATCGGCTGCATCATCCGCATCAGCGGGAGAAGATGCGCGGCCGCCGAGTCGATCGCGCAGGTCCAGCACGCGCGCCATCAATGCGCCGGCCTGGTTGGCGTTCTTGATGTCCCAGTTCCGCGCTCCGCGGACGTTGGGCGCCATGTCCGCAGGCGTCTCACCGTCACCGGCCCACATGCTTGGGTCGGCCGCGTCGAGGAAGACGTCCATCACCTTCTCGGCCAAGTCGCCCAGCCGCTGCGTCTGATCCGTTCTCATTGCCCCACCGCCTTTCCAAGATCGGGCGCCCTGTTCGGCAAGTCGGTGCCGGGCCGCCACCAGTAGTCCTGTCCGAAGTCCTGCTGCGCGCGCTGCTGCATCTTGCCCAGGTAGCCCGGACTTAGATTCTCCTGCAGGGCATGCAGTCCGAGATGATCAAGTGCCGCCTTTGCGTACCAGAGATTCACATACGGCACGTTCTGCCGCAACAGGCTGATGAACTCGGCCGCGGCGTGCGTGGTCTTGCCCTTGGCCGCCTTCCAGGCGTTCTCGATCCCGATGCCGGCGCTTTGCATCGCGGTCCCCAGCGAGGGGCCAAGGGCAGTGCCGGCCATGCCCCGGACAACGTCTCCTACGCTGTTACCCGGATCGTTGAGCAGCATATCGCCGACGATCGACAGGCCGCCGCCCTGCGCGGCCGCTTTGAACCAGAACTTCACCGCGTGGTCGCCGGTCATGTCGATCGGATCCTTGCCGCTGACGATCTGTTTGGCCTGCAGCGCGATCGCGCCGAGCGCCGTGGTCGTGACCAGAATGGCGGCGCTGTAGACGGCGCGATTGGCCAGCAGCGGCGCGCTGTTGTCGCCGACGGTTGGGGCTTCGAGCATGCGGCGCCAATGCCGCGACACCATCGCGATCGGGAAGCTCTTGAACTGCATGACGCTGCGCGCCAGCTCGCCGCGGATCGTTCCGCGTTGCGATGCGCCACCGCTGGCGATTGCCTTGGTCGCCAGGTCCGGGTTCAGCACCGCGAATTCGCTCTCGTCCTGGATCAGCCCGAGCACCTTCGCGACCACCTCGTTCGAACGCGGGTCGCCGCTCGCCCGAATCGCCTCGGGCGTCAGGTGCTGCTTGCCGCCGAACTCGGTAAGCTCGGCCCGGGTGATCACGTTCCAGTCAGCTTCTGTGATGCCCTTGCGCTCGAGGTGCGATCGATCCCACTCGCCGAGCTTGCCCCATTCGGTCTTCGAGAGCCGGGCCAGTCCCTGCATCATGGTCAGGCTGAAGCCGCGCCGCAGCGTGTCGGTCCAGGCATTCATCAGCGACAGCTTGAGCGTGGACTGCGCCAGCCGGCCGCTCCAGGTCTGCCGGATGTTGTCGCCGGTCCAGCGGTTCATATCGCCGATCATCGACTCCGCGATGATGCCGTGCGTGGTCAGGAAGTCCCGGGTGTCCTTGCTTGCCGCTGTGCGGCCGACATTGGCGAAGGCGTCCCAGTAGGACAGCTTGTTGTAGCCCGTCGTCACCATGAACGTGCCCACGTCGGTCACGCTGCTGATGACCGCGCCGGCCAGCTTGCCGAAGGTCTGCACGTTGCGCGCGTCGGTTCCGATCTGCGCGAGACGTGCGGATGCAGGGCTGCTCGCGCTGCCGTTGATGCTGTCCCAGTAGGTCTGCGGCCGCATGCCGAAGGAGCGCGGCAGGTTGTCGGCCTTCACGCCGTCGGCTTTCGCTGCCAGGTCGAATTGCAGGCGCATTTGCGCATTCGGGTTCGGGCCGTAGCGCTCGACCAGGCCGATGTCGCGCGCCATCCGGCCGACGTGCCCCACCATCGCGTCGTACATGCTGCCGGCACCGAACTCCTGGACGTAGCTCAGAAAGGCGTCCGAGTCCTTGAAGTGCAGCTCGCGGCGCTCGCTGCCGCGGTTCGCGCGCGCGCCACTGCTCCCCCCGGCGCCTGGCTCCATCTTGTTCAGGCCATCGGTCGCAATGGTCTCCCAGATGCCGGAGAGGATCCGAGACACCTCGGCGTCACCAAGTCTCGCGCCGGCCTCATCGACGTAGCGGCCGCGGTCCAGCAGAGGCAGCATCTTGGCGACCCAGGCTTCGCGCCCGGCCGCGCGCACCAGAGCTGCGTCATGGGGCTGCGGCAGGTAGCCGTAGTCGAGGCGCCCGACATCGCCGCCTGCGTTGTTGAAGCGCTGGCGCAAATCCTCGATCACCTTCAGCCACGCCTTGGCGCCCTCCTGCGCGACTTTGTTGCCGGTGCGGCCGTCGGCATTGCCGAATATCTCCGCCGCCAGGTCGCCGCGCATGTGCGGGTTGTCGGCGTCGAAGAGGAACATGGCGATCCGCCGGCCGGCGCCCGCGCCTTCGCCGGACTTGACCGCATCCATCAGGCGCACTAGGTTGCCCATGGCCTCCATCTTGATGCCCTGGATGGTTGAGCTCGTCTCGTCGATATCGCGCACCAGCGCATGGGCGCGCTTGTCGCCTTCGAAGGTCTTCAGTGCTTCGGCAATCCGCTGCTCGACCGCGGCGGTCTTCACGATCTGCAATTCGGCGTTCCTGACCTTGCGCGCCGCTTCGGCCTGCACGTCCTGCATCGCGCGCTCCGCGGCCATGCCCAGGCGTTGGTCCGGCGTCAGGCCCTGCCAGCCTTCTTCAGTGCGCGCGAGCTCGCGCATGGTCCGGCTGATGCGCGAATCGATGTCGGCAAGCTGGCCAGCCGTCAGCGGTTTCTCCCGGCCCAAAGCTTTCGCCGCAGCCTGCACGGCTTCGATACACTCGCGCTTCATGGGTCAATCCTTCCTGTTCGTGGTCGGGGTGCTGGTGCTGGTGAGCATCGTGCCGCTGGCGACCTGGGCCGCCACAGGAAGTCTGCGCCAGGCGTGGCGTGCGCTGCGCGGGTACGCGCTGGTGCTCACCCTGCTGGGCGGGACGGCATTGCTGGGCGTGCTCATCGCCGGCATCGGCCTACTGATGGCGTAGCGCGCACGAGGCGGCTATCTCGATCAGGCGGCTGTCTCGCTTCTCATCGGCAGCCTCCTTGCGGACCGCCTCAAGCAGATCGCCAACGCGCACCGGGTGCTCCATGCCGTCGAGCTGGACAAGCATGTTGGGGTCGACCCCCGCCACCTCCGTGGCGGCGCGCTCGATCGCCGCCTGACCAGCTTCACCCTCGCCCTTCCCGGGCGGCTCGTGGAAGCCGAAAGCGGCGGCTTCCTCCGGGGTCAGCTCGCGGGTTTCGAATGCCGCTCGTCCATCGCCTTGAGCTGCTCGGGCGTCATCGGCTTCAAGTTCGCGAGCCAAGCTCTCGCCTCGACGCGGCGCGCCTCGCGAGCGTCCTGAGGGGGACTCGGCAAATTGGTGCCAATCGAGGGTTGGGCTGCGGTTTCCATCACTGACCTGTGCTCCGACTTTCTCCCAGAACGGGACAGCTTCATCGACTATGTTCGAGATCTCGATCTTCCGATCCGGCTCGAGCGAGGTGATCGCCTCGACCACCTTAGAGGCAACGCCGGTTTTGCGCAATCCCGGGGTCGTCTCGATGTCGTACAAACTCACGACTTTCCCGCCCTCGAGTTGCAGTTCGACGTGCCCGAGAACCTCACCTTCGGGAGAGCGGATCGCGAAGCGGGTCAGCTCGGCCGGCTGCCCGTTCTCTCCGACGGCCTCGATGCGCGCGGTCGGATGGGCGTCGGTCAGGCGGATCTGGCTGGTGCGGATCTCGGGCTGTCCCCGCTCATCCAGGCGCAGCGTCGCCTGGGAGGCCGCCGGCACCTCGTAGCGCGGCACCATGTCGGCGTACAGGTCGCCGTAGTGGTCCACGACCGCGCGCGCGCGCTGAGAGTCGATCGGATGGTCAGCCAGCAGGTCGGACACCTCGACCCGATCGCCGCGGTTGAGCATGTCCTGCGCGCGCTCGATCGCCTGCTGGTGCGCGGCCATGCCACCTAGGTCGTCATCACGCGTCAGCCGGAACGAGTCCATCGTCTCGCTGACCTGCTGCACCCGGGCCGCATCGACCAGATCGGGGTTCTGGCGCACCGCGGCAGCGACCTCTTCGCCGCCCATGCGCTGCATGCCCTTGGCGACGTAGGCCTGGGTCTCGGCCGGCAGATGCGACAGCCAGTCGCCCCCCTGCTTCAGCGCCGCGTCGACCGCACCCGGACCGGCGTTGTAGGCGGCCAGCGCCTTCGCGTCGTCGCCGTAGCGCTGCTGCATCGCCGCCAAGTAGTCGCGCCCGACACGCGCGAGCTCGTCCGGACTGTTGTCGCGCGCCGGCGTAACGCCGAAGCCCGGGTCGGTCGCGGTCTTGGGCATGACCTGCATCTCACCCTGGGCGCCCTTGGGGCTCGTCAGCAGCTTCCCGTCCGGTCCGTAGCGCTGGCCGCCGCTCTCAAGGCCAAGCGCGACGTCAGCCAGCGTCGCCGCGGGCCTGGAGGCACGGGCACGCAGCGCGACGCCCCCGATCGCGCCGGGGATGAGCGTCGACAATGTCAGCCCAACCGGATCGAACGGGTCGTACTGGTTCGCGATGTCCTTGTAGCCCGCGTTCTGCAGGATCGCGCGAGTGGTGGCGTTCTGCGCAATGAAGCCGCCCGGGCCGGCAGCTGCGACCAGGCCCGCGGTCTTCAGCGCCGTGCTGCCAACCACCGGCGCCACGACCGAACCACCCGCCACCGCGCCCGCCACGGCGCCCGCTTTCGTGCGAGTGGCCAGATCGACGCCTTCGCGCTTGAGTTTGTCGGCCTCGGCCATCCCCACGTCCCCGCCAAGCAGGAACGGAACTGCAGGGCCTCCGGCGAGCGTGTAGCCGAGCGCCTTCGCGGCGAAGCTGCTCAGCCCGGCGGTGATCTGCTCGGCCGCGTGGGTGGTGTTCGGGTCCGGCATGATTTCTCGTGCTCGGGTCCGGAAGATGTCGCCGGCCTCGTTGCTGAAGTCCACACCCTGGTTCAGCAGCTTCTGGCGCGACTGCTCGGCCTGCTTGCGCTGCTCGTCGGTCAGCGGCACCGGGCCCGGCCCGGCCAACTCCGGATAGGCCCCGACGACCTGGCCGAATGCGCCGGTGATCTCTGCACCGAAGGCGAGCGCTTCGGCCGCGCCCTCGCCCACGCCTTTCGCGGCGCCGCGCGCCACGCCCGACAGGCTGAAGGTCGGCTTGGCCGGCGGCGTGATCGTCGGGCGCTGCAGCTGGTCGTCCAGTACCCGGTCCGTCCCCTCCTGAAACATCGAGTCGATCACGGGTTCACCTTGATCGTGATGCGCTGGCCGGCGCTGTTGGTCACAAACGACGTGCCGGCGCGCACGCTGTACAGCCCCTGGCCGGCGTGCACGAGCTGGGCGTCCGGCAACGACCGCACGAACTGATCAAGCGGCAGCACAGCACTGCCAGCACGCACCACGCCGCCCGGCGCCTGGGGCAACAGATCCTGCGGCGCTATCGCGCGCATGCGCTTGTCGAAATCGCCCTCGCTCATCCCATACGGCAGCGGGATCTTGCCGCCGTTGCGATTCACGATGCCGCCGGTCGCGAGCTTGACCGCGTTCTCGACGCTCACGCTGCCCTGCGTTGGATCGGCGCTGCGCGCGGCCAGGATCAGGAAGGCAGCCTTCTTCGTCTCGTCCTCGACCTCCCGGTTCGAGTAGGCGCCGTTGATCGCTTGTGAGATCTGGGCTTGCCAGCCGGTTGCCTTTGTGCTGTCGGTCAAGACCGCCTTGTCCTTCAGCGCCTGCTCACCGCGCAGCACGAGCTCAGCCGTGTAACGCCCCTGCGTGGTCTGGGCGTTGGCATACAGCATCGCCAGGCCGAGCGTGCCGTCCTTGTCATGCAGCTGCTTGGCCAGCGCCCCGATGCGGTCCTGTTGGCCCACGGCGTTGCCCAGGTTCCCGAGGAACGTCGCCGCTTGGTCGAACGGCATCGCGCGCACCATCTTCGAGACGGTCTCCGCTTCCTGCGGCTGCAGCGGCGACTGCCGGTTTCCGGTCCATCCCTCGAGCGTGGGCAGCAGTTGCATGCGCTGCTGGACGACCTGCAGGGCTTGCGCGGGGTTCGCCGGGTCGATGGTGGGCATGTCGGCGAAGCCACGCACGCCGGCGCCCTGCGCTGCCTTCCAGGGGTTGTCCTTGGCCTGAGCGCGCAGCTTCTCATCCATCGTCGTCATGGCGCTGATGAGCTTGTCACCCAGAGGGTCGGTGCCCAGGCCGGGCGTCGCGCGGTCGTGCTTCCAGCCGTTGATGATTGCGTCGCGCTCGGGCGCGGTCTTGCTCGCGAAGCCCGCGACCATCTGCTGCGACGCGATCAG